ATTCCCTCGAACTTAGTGCCGCGCAATGCTGCACCACCACCTCTAGACTTACCCGCGCCATAAGGCTTAGGTGCGCCTGGGTTAGCAACATCTTCTATCTTGGCATAGTCAACTGTGCCTTGATCTTTTACATTAAACTTATCCACAGAAACCTTGGGATCTGGGAACGAAGTCTGGCGCTTAATACCACTCATGGTCTTCTCCTGTTCGTTACTTGAGCTTCTTAGGTGATTTGGCTTTAGCCTTAGCTTTAGGGGCTGCTTTCTTTTTGGCCTTTGGAGCCTCTACAACTTCTGGTTCTTTTTCAGGAACCGGAGTTGCTTCTACTTCTTCAACTAGCTGGGTAATCTTCTCACTCGCTAATCGAAATTCTTCTTCACGTTTGTTGGCTGCTTTTTGAACGGCAGCACGTTTTTGTCTTACACTACTCATTTGTTTCTCCCAAAAAATGTGTCGGTCATATCCTTCATCGACTTGTTTGCCATGTCTGCCATTTTTAACTCACGTTGCTGATCCAAACGCTCTTTGGTTCGCTCGTCCTTCATACCAGCAATGTCTTCAGCAGAGTCTATTCTTTCTTCAGTCAATCGGCTTTGCTCTCTTAATCGCTCTCTATCAAGCGCAATACGCTGATCTGCATCTTTTGCCTTTCGATCATTGTCTTCTTCTTTGATATCCAGCTCTTTTCTTCGTAAATCAACTAAAGGATCATTAGGCTCTTGCTGTGCAAAGCTTGGCGCAATCTGCTCAATCAACTGAGCACAGATCTCAGCAACCTTACTTTCAATTAAATTTTGCATTTGCATCTGCATTTGCTGTAACTGAGGATTCATGGGGGGTGCCATTCCAGGTTGTGGTGGCATACCGCTCATACCACCCATAGGCATTTGTTGTACTTGCTGCATCTGTTGTTGCATCTGCATTACTTCAGGATCTTGCATAGCCATTTGCTGGGCCTTCATACCAATGTGGGCATAGATATGGCTTTGAATAATCGACTGAATCTGAGGATTCATTTGAGCCAAGGCTGTGCCATAAAGAGATAAATGCGAAGCAATATGAGCGTCATGGTTTTGTTCAGGGAAAGGCTGATAAGGCTGACCCGTAACGAACATGCCGTTCTCCTCCGCACAGCCAAGGGGGGCTGGAGGGGGTGGAGGAGGCGGCAATAACTGCTCAACTTGCTGAATCCCCATGGCTTCATACATACGCTTGTATGCTTCATAAATCCCCATGGGTCCATGAATCTCTGGTGCTGCCTGAACCATCTGCAACATTTCTTGAGCCATCATCACACGTTGGCTCATTGAGAAAATGTTTGGATCAGATACCGGAATAATATCTATACGATCGTCAAAGTCAGCTTGTTTAACCGACTGGTCACCATTAGCTGTCATGTATGGGTAAACCGGCGGCATATAAGTCTTAAAGACTTGAGCCAATAACCCAAACTCAATACGCTGTGAATAATGCAGTCGTTTATGAATTGCACTCATCACACGGCTACCGCGTTCCAGTAACGCAACAGTCGTACCCACAGGAGCGGCTTGATTACCATCTCCAATCTGCATATCGCCAATGGAGGCAAAACGCTGGCCTGATTCAACCAGCATTCCTAATAAATTCAATAATGTACCGCTTGGCTCTTTGAACGGAAGCGGCATCAAAGCATCACGCAATGACCCTCCTGGGGCATCCATATCTCTGAATTCACCAGGCTGGAGTGGCGTATCATTGTCTTTGATACGAATGCCACGGGCTTTAAATCCAGCAGGGAGATTTGATAAAGTTCCCGCGTCAATCAACTGTCTCAAGATGGAGGTGGCCCCTCGAGACAGACCGCCAATCATGTGGGTCAAGCCGAAGCCATAGAATCCCACGCCTGGTAAAAACTTGTAATGGACAAAATAATCCACGCGCTTACGCATTGGATCCATTGGGTCATAGTTTCTGCGAATGGATAGAATAGAAGATTGTCTAGGAGAAAGCGTGACAATGTAAGGTAACTTAATACCCGTTAACTCTCCATTTCGATCAACGTCTTCATAGCCAGGTATATCCAACTCAATGTGCATCTCATAGATTTCACATTCATCGTTGTTGGCATACGAAGGCTTAACGCCTTGCAACTCATCTAATTCTTCTTGAATACCATCTTGGTTATTCAAGTTATCCGAAATATTCGACATTGAGGTTTTTCGATAAAACCCCGATTGCTGCATCTTCTTCACATCATTGATCGACATATCAATAACATGGGTAATTCGGTTTGCGCTTTCTAAACTAGATGCACCGTAAGACACTACTAGCTTTTCAGATGGAATGAATCGAGACACTGCTCGATTTAATGTCTGATCAAAGTGAACCTTCCTGAATGCACTTCCCGATAACGGGAGATAAAACAGTAGCTGGTCAGTCTCAGGGTCGTACTCTTTCATGACCTGAGTGATCTGATAGTTCATGTACTCCTGTACACGCGCTGCCTGTAAATCGGTGCCGGGGGTGGCGAAGCCAACAGTCTGCGCCCTAACCGGACCACCCGAAGGCAACATCTCTTTGTAAGCTTGTGCTTGAAACTGAGTTACTGATTCTGCAAGTAGAGGGTGAATTACACCAGAGGCACCCTCAAAAGGTTCAGAACGCTCCTCGAACTTCATGCCAAGGTATTCAAGACCTTCCCTGTATTGCTGCTCCCATTCTTTTCGGGAAGACTTGTCTGCTTGGAAGTCTCCCATAGCGTCATTGTAAATACGTCCTAACTCAGCATCATCGATGCTTTCTGCCAGGTTGGCGTAAAAGTCTTCTTGGGAATCCATCTGCTCTATAGGCGGCTCACCAATCAGCATGGTGCCGTCTTCAAGAGTCTCTATGTTTTCATCTTCAAGGCCGTCAAACATTGAGGTGATTTCTTCACCATCAAATCCAACTTCAAGTTCTTTCGTATTATCTTCAATATCCAGAACTTCTTTATCTATATCATCTACGCCGCGTTCAGTTGCCATGGCTTACTCTTTGTCTGCGTATAGGTTGTCAAATATTCTATTGACATCCAAAGTATAATCCAAGTCTGATTTGCTGTAATGAATATGCTGAGAAGGTTTAAAATCAGGAGCACCTTTCCCAGTTTCAAACCAGGCTGGATGAGTGACTCTAACACGATTATTTGGCAATGCCACAATATTTCCAGTCCACGGACCCGCGTCTAACAGTTCCATAACATGCGATTGTTTGTGCTGTGCAGGATCATCTGCGATTTCATTTTCCGCATAATCCACCGTAAACATGTACTTCGCAGGATAGAAATCACCATCAATCTTGGCAAGCCAAGGACAGGGTGTGGCTCGATCTAATACATACACCGCATGGTTGTGTGAAGAACAATCCCACGGCTGGGCATCGTGTACGGCCATAGGTACAGGCCACTCTTCAAACGGGGTATCTCCGACCAAGGCAGTGATTGGCATACGCGCCCACATTGCTCCCCCATGGACGTTTTCCATTTCCTCGTCATCATCAGCTTCACAGCCAGTAAAGATTACTTGAAAGCTTAAACATCGCGTGGGCATCGTAGTCACAGCAATCACCATCGCGTGTAAAAACTCGCCATGGTATCTTTCGTGATTGACTGTGTATTCCCTTCTCACCCACGCCTTGAAATGCGGGATGTTGCTTTGGAGGTAAGACAATTATTTTATCCCCACTTAGACTCCCATTTAGTTACAAGACCGCCATTCTTACGACCACGGACAGGTTGTAACTTGCTATCCATTATAGCGCCAGATTGCCTACGTTGACTTGCCTTACTAGTTAGCAAGCCACCGAGGCTTTTCTTATTATTAAATCCTTGAAGCGTCTTCGCTAAACGAGCGCGTTGGCCAGTAACTCCTTTCTTTTTAGCCGCAGCATCAAGCTTGGCCTTGGGAATTTTCTCGCCCTTCTTTACGCCCAAAGTTTTTCTGAGCGATCCAGGTTTCTTAATCGCGTCTTTTATCCAGTCTTTAGCCACCGTTATTCATTGCCTTACCAAATCCTTTCTTAGCTTGACCTACACCAGCGGGCTTTTTTTTGTTCTGTCTTGCGCGTTCACCCGCAACCCCAACAACAGCACCAGCGGTTGCAGATGCAGCCGCTATTTCTGATTTAGAAACTGTAGAAGTTGGCTCGGGAGTTTTATTTCTTACCTGAGCTTCGGCTGCTTTTTTATTGCCTCTAGCGTATTTGGACACGCCTTTAAGTAATGTAGGTATCATAGAGGTTACCTCATCACCGCGCCCCAACCACGCTTCGCAACACCTGCGCTTTGTGGTGTGGACTTCTTGCTTGAACCTCGGCTCTCATCACGGCGAGACTTCATGCTCTGGGACTTGGTGCTTTCCTTGCCCCTACGCATACCCAAGGACTCGTCAAGTCGATCGTTAGCGCCTTGTTTAGCCACACCACCTTTGGAGTAACCTTTCTTGGCCATGCCACCAGCCTTCATACCGCGAGCCATCTTACCGCCCATCTTGCCACCCTTGGATGCCATCTTGGACTTCATCATGCCGCCCATGTTTTTCTTTTTAGGCTTGCGACGATCTTCTGCGTCTTCGATACGACCTTCAACCCGAGTAATCCTTCTCTTCAAACGCCTCTTTCTGCCTTCGTTTTCAGCAGCCTCAAGACGCTTCTTCATCCTAGCTAGTCTGCGCTCGCGGAAAGTCTTAGATTCTGTTTTAGCTCCAGTGCTTTTGCCAGATCCTTTTCCTGAACTTTTTCCTGAACTTTTACCAGATCCTTTGCCAGATTCTTTGAGTCCAGTCTTTTCTTTTTTGGATCCTTCAGTGGCTTCTTCGTCTGCTTTTAAAAGCTGGTTTACTAAAACACCAGTACCAATTGCCGCTCCCCCACCAAGTACTTCACGCTTACGACCAGACTTAGCAACAGCAGCTCTTTGTTCTTTGGTAGCCATTTTCCCAGTCTTAGGGTCTTTTAAACCAAAACCCTTACCAAGATTCCTAGTAGTTGTTTCTGGAATTCTTTCCAAGCCCTGAGCTTTCTTCCCACCCGCTCGAGTAGCAACTCCTCGCTCCATTTCCTGTAGAGCTTTTAAAGCTTCTTTGCCTTTCTTGGTAAGAGCTTTACCGCCCTCTTTGATGAATAAACTTAATGACATGATCTAGTCTCCTAATAATAAACGCGCTTTTGTCGGTACATTTCCTCTTCAGCCTCGTCAGAATAAAGAGATATGAAATTACCCTGTCTAAATCTTAATATAGCTTGTGTCATCGAGTCTACATAATCATCGTGCTCACCGAAAGGGAAA